ATTAATAAAAAATACGGTAATGGTAGATATCGTGGAGTTATGGCACAAGAAGTACCTTCAGCATCTTTTGTTGGACCAGAAGGTACATTAATGGTAGACTACTCAAAACTAGATGTACAATTTGAAAAATTAAATTAATTATGGCAAGAATAATAAAATTAAAAGAGTCAGATATAACTAATATTGTTAAGAAAATACTGACAGAAAATAAAAAAATGGGCAAAAAAAGGTGTTGTAAGTGGGAGTGGGTAAGTAACGACGACACAGCAGGAGGGTGGATTTGTACAAAATGGTGTAGTGACAAAGTTTCTAATGATGCACCTGAAATAGACTTAAATAAAATTCAAATGAAGGAAAACTCTAGAGGAATGAGTGAGGGTATACTAAATGAAAAAGAAGAAAAAAAGTGTTGCGTTTGTTGGAGTTTAGAGCCTGTAGGTGGTTGGGTTTCAACATCTGGAGAGAAATGGAAATGTTGTGGATGGGCACCTTGTAGTAAGATGTTTGGTGGTAAGTCAGAAAAAAGTACTAAAGGATAAGTAGACAAAGTAAAATAAATTTTATAATATTAACCCAACCCTAATAAAGTTGGGTTTTTATGTATATAAGGGTGTTTACTTTACAGTATTTGTTTTGTATACTTAATAAGTAAAAATATTAATTAACTAGTAAAAAAAAAAGAAAAAAATGAGTAATATATTAGATACAATTCTTAAGCAGTACGAGTCCAACAAGTCTGGATTAGGGACCGAAAAAAAGAAAACAGACCTTACAAAGTATTTCGCACCTTTTTTACCAAAAGGACAAACAAGCGGAGAAAGAACAGTTAGGATTTTACCTCCTAAAGATGGTACATCACCATTTACTGAAGCGTGGTTTCACGAGGTACAAATTGATGGTAAATGGCAAAAACTTTACGACCCAGGAAAAAATGATAATGAAAGAAGTCCTATTACTGAAGTAAATGAGGCTTTATTAATGACGGGAGACCCTGAAGATAAGGTACTTGCAAGACAGTATAAACCAAGAAAATTTTACGTTGTCAGAGTTATCGATAGAGATAATGAAGAAGAAGGTGTTAAATTCTGGAGATTCAAACACAATTACAAAGGAGACGGTATAATGGATAAACTAATTCCTTTATTTCAAAAGAAAGGAGATATCACAGACCCAAGAGAAGGTAGAGACATTAACTTAATTCTTAAAGCTGTTAAATTACCAAGTGGTAATGGAACATATACAACAGTGTCAACAATTATCACTGAGGACCCAGCTATGTTAACAACAGACGCAGAAAAGGCTAAACTTTGGATGGCTAATACTGAAACATATAGAGACGTTTACGTTAAAAAAGATGAGCAGTTTCTTGAAAAAGTGGCTAAAGGGGAAAATCCTTACGAAAGAAAAGAGGAGAACACACCAAAACCAGTTTCTAATGTTAGTGATACAACAATATCAGAATTAGACAAAGGTACAGAGATTAACATGGACGATATGCCATTTTAATAACTATAGATATGGCTAAATCAATAAAGAAAAAAGCGTTTTCATTAGAAGACTTACAGGGTAAGTACAGCACCAAAGCAAAATATAAAGAAGACAGTTTCTTTGATGTAGGTGAGGCATTTTACAAAGCTTGTGGTATACCAGGACCAGCAGAAGGACATATAAATGTATTTTTAGGACATTCTGATACTGGAAAAACCACAGCTTTAGTAAAGGCTGCTGTAGACGTACAGAAAAAAGGTAAATTACCTGTTTTTTTAATTACCGAACAAAAGTGGGATTTTGAACACGCAAAATTAATGGGTTTTGATTGTGAATTAAATGAAGAAGGGGAGTGGAGTGGAACTTTTTTATTTAATGATGGTTTTTCTTACATAGAACAAATTACCGACTATATAAATGAGTTAATAGATGAACAACAAAAAGGTAACATCCCTTATGATTTAGTTTTCTTTTGGGACTCTGTTGGTTCAGTACCTTGTAAAATGACTTTTGAGGGTAAAGGTGGTAAGATGCACAATGCAAGTACCTTGGCAGATAAGATAGGTATGGGTATTAATCAAAGAATTACAGGATCTAGAAAAGAAAGTTCTAAATTTACAAACACACTTATTATTGTTAACCAACCATGGGTAGAGTTACCAGATAATCCTTTTAGTCAACCAAGAATTAAAATGAAAGGAGGAGAAGCAATATTCCTAAACTCAACACTAGTATTTTTATTTGGTAATCAGAAAAACAGCGGAACCTCTAAGATTAATGCAACTAAAAACGGTAGAAAAGTTTCCTTTGCAACACGTACAAAAGTTTCAATTCTTAAAAACCATGTAAACGGTATAGGATTTTCCGATGGTAGAGTAATCGTTACACCACATAGTTTTATTAATGATGACGCTAACGACATAAAGAAGTACAAAGAAGACCACTCAAGTTATTGGGTTGAACAATTTGAAAAAGCAGGTGAAAAAGTCGATAATGATGACTTTGACCTAACAGAATCTAATGTTTAACCTTTTAATTACCATGAGTTGAGACGAAGAAACAATCAAAAACAAATAGAGACTTTAGTAGTCGACGGAGATGCTCTCTTAAAAAGATCATTCTTCGGTGCAAAAGATGTTTTTAATGAAAAAAAAGAACATATTGGAGGATTGTATCAATTTATAAACATCCTTAGAAAGACTCTTTCAGAAAAATACTATGATAAAGTAGTAGTATTTTGGGATGGACAATACGGTAACCTAACCAGAAGAAAAATATACCCAAATTATAAAACCAACAGAAAGAAATCTAAAAATTACGACAATAACTCATTTCTAAGACAAAAAATAAGAACCCAACAGTATTTAGAAGAACTATATGTTAGACAATACGTAGACCAAGATACAGAGGCCGATGACTTAATTGCTCATTATTGTCTAAATAAAAAAGATAATGAGGTAATAACCATATATACTGCAGATAGAGACATTGTACAATTAGTTAATGAAGGGGTTTATGTATTTTTACTTGACAAAAAAGAATTAGTAAAAGAAGATACGGTTTTAACAACTAGAGATTTGGATTACTTACCTAAAAATGTTTGTTTAGTTAAAATGTTGATTGGTGATTCTTCAGATAATATTCTTGGTATTAAAGGGTTATCACCTAAAAGGTTAGGTGAGTTAGTACCAGAACTTAAAACAAGAAAAGTAGAGTTAGAGGAAATTAAAAAAATAGAATACGAAGGGGATAATTGGAGAGTTACTAAAGTATTAAATAATATAAAAACAGGAACAAGTAACGGAGGGGTGTTTGGCGACGAACTCTATCAGATAAATAAAAAAATAATTAACTTAAATGAGCCTTTTATTAACGAAGGGGCTAGGAAAAATGTAGAAGATTTATTAAACTTAAACTTAGATCCTACAGGGAGAGATTACAAAAATGTAATTAGAATGATGATAGATGACGGGATAGTAAATATTATACCAGCTTCATATGAAGACCAGTCAGAATTTCTAATTCCTTTTATAACATTAAAAAATAACGAAAAAAAAAATGGAAAGAATAAAGAATAAATACACAGATAAGTTCGAGTTTATTTTAAGAATTAACGACAACATAATTTGCCAAAGATACTTTAACATCAGAGGTTACAACAATAGAGCGAAAGACTCCATTGACTTGAGGTGGGATTTAGGTGACATTGTAACTACAATACAAAGTTATTTAGGAAAGAAAACAGAAGATTTTCTTTGGTTAAATTACAACCCATACTCATCAAAAAACTCCGTAGTAAAAGAAGTAGATAAACAAGAGGAGGACTACTTTACCTTTGAAATTAGGGTAGATGGGAAGGTAATAATTATAGAAAGATTTACCGGAATGGACTTCCCACCAAAGGTAAGGTATTCAGTGAATATAAAATCATTGATACCATCTATAATATCAAAGATTCAGAGAGGGTTAAGTCAAAGAAAGTACACAAAAGTAGATGAACACTACCAGATGGATACTCAGTAATTAAAGATAGATAGTATATTTATAATAAAAGAAAATTTATAGAATGACAGATAGAAATTTTGGATACCTAGGGGATAAATTCCAACTAAAGTTACTTTCACTTTTGATAGTAGATAATAAATTTGCAGATAATATTGTAGAGGCAATAGAACCAACATATTTTGATGACCAATACTGTAGGTTATTAATGCAATTAATTAAAGAATATTATACAAAATATGAAACCGTACCGACACATGATTCACTTGACCAATTAATTAGAATAGAGGTCTCAAATGAAACAGCAAAAGAGTACCTAAAAGATACATTAAAAAAGTTAAAAGATCAGGATTTTGCAGATGCTGATTTCACCCAACAAATAGCGTTAAAGTTTTGTAAACAACAAGAAATAAAGAAAGCAATCGTTAGTTCAGAAAAAATAATGTCTAATGGTAATTTTGAGGATTATGATAAAATAGAAGATTTATTTAGAAAAGCACTTACCGTTGGGAATGATAAAGAAGATGGTATTGATGTTTTTAATGCATTAGATGAAGTATTATCAGATGATTTTAGACATCCAGTACAAACAGGGATTACAGGAATTGATAATATAACTAATGGAGGTCTTTCTAAAGGTGAGTTAGGAGTGGTTTTAGCACCTTTTGGTGTTGGTAAGTCTACAGTACTTACAAAATTCGCAAATACGGCTTATAATCTTGGACACAATGTTGTACAAATAATATTTGAAGACAACCCTAAGGTTATACAAAGAAAACATATATCATGTTGGACAGGTATTGAATTAAACGAATTATCAGAAAGAAAAGAAGAGGTTAAAGAAAAATTACAAGATTTTCAGAAAGACAGAGGAAACCTAATTATAAAAAAAATGGCTTCAGATGGTACTACAGTGGGTAAGATAAAACATTATATTAGAAAATTAATCACTAGAGGTATAAGACCAGATGTAATTCTTTTAGATTATATCGATTGTGTTGTACCAAGTAGGGCTTTTACTGACGAATACGCTGGAGAAGGTAATGTTATGAGAGAATTTGAAACATTAGTTCACGAGTTTGATATGGTAGGGTGGACGGCCGTCCAAGGTAATAGAAGCTCAATTGGTGCGGATGTAGT